AAGACCCTATAGGCAGGGAGTATGCGCGTATCACGTCCTCGTCGTCCTCAAGGATCAGCGTACAGGTCGTGCCGAATACGCCGAGGTCTGAGTACATCAGGGGAAGCTCGTTGTAGAGATTCGACCTGATGAAGATGTCGCGCATGGTCTGCTCTACTTCAGCTCGCCATATCTTGACGTCATCCTGATCTGCGAGGACAGGATCGCTGATCGTGAGCCTGAACCATGGCCGTGACGGAGAGGTGATGCCGCTCATCATTCCAGAGGACAGCGCACCAGCGGCGAGAGTAGCCGCCGCGTCTACTATGTTGCTGTGCTTCAGCTTTCCTTGGTTCCGGTCATCAGTGAGAAACCGTGGTCGTCGAGGGAGGATGTAGTCTCCGAGGTCGCGCCAGTGATTGATCCACGACTCGCGCTCGGTCTTCATCCCCGAATAGATTTTCTCGACTTCTCTAATTATCTCGTTTGTTCCATGCGCCATATTATTGCCCCAACAGTGTCTTCTCTGAGCCGCCCGAACTGCCAAGCAGTGAGCCACTCAGTCGGCTTGTGAGCAAAGTCCCTGCACGGCCTGTCTTGCGACGACCAAGGAGTCGGCGTATTCTTGCGCGTTCTTCGTCGGTGGGTCCAAGCTGAACCTCGGGAGCCCCCGCCTCTCTGCTCTTTCTGAGTTTCTTCAGGTCTTTATCAAGAGCGGCCTCTCCGGTCAGCTCCTTAAATCCCTTCTCTATTCCCTTGCGCCCTTGTTCGAAAATATCTTTAACACCTTCGAAGACGTCACCAAACAGCCCCATGTTATGCCCTCGCCATGTCGAATGGGTTCCACTCGCACTTCAGCTTGTCTGAGTTAAACATTCCAGAGGAACTCTTCCCGCGCACGGGATACGCAAACGTAAGAGCCAGCGCATCAGCGAGGTCAGGAGAAGAGAGCCCGCGCCTCTTCATGTCATCCTTCCTCTCAAGCTGAATCTGATTACGAGTGTTGTAACCATACTCTCGCCCGGAGAGCTGGTCCTCAAGGTCGTGATCGTCGGGGATCGCCGCGCCTTCCTTCAGCCACGCACGCATCGCGCCCCACATCTCAGAAGACTTGTTGTAGAAGTTCTCGCCAGCGGCCCCGGTGCCTGCGGTTGAACCCGCGTCTGATCTTTTCCCGAAATTGATTCCCATGCACTGGAAGCCAAGCTGTCGGAGTCTGTCAACGACACCCGCGCCGATGCCGGTCTCGTCAACGAAGATCATGTCTGCGTTATCGGGAAACGGTCGCTGTACTATTTCTGTGATCTTGCCGACCAGCTCCATCGTGTCGAGACCGCGATACCTAAACATCCCGTGCGTGCGTGCGTCACGCCCGCGCCTTACAAAGATGACGGACTCGTCATCGCCGAACCGCGCAACGTCCACTCCGAGGATCACCGGATCATCCAAGTGGGAGATCGGCTCTGCGTCACGCGCACGCACAACGTCCTCGGAAGAAATGAACTGCATGGAGCCTGTACGCGGGAACACTCCTCTTACTCTTACGCGCACGAAGTCGTGGTCCTCGCCATAGTCCTCGACCCACTTCGCCATCAGCACGGTATTGGTCCCGGGCACCTTGCGCGAGTCTATCTGCCTTGTCGTCCAGCGATGCTTCAGTCTCCCGAAGCATTCACGGAACCGTCCGGTGTTACGAGTCGGGTTCCCGAACGCGCACCAGATGATCTGTGTGTCCTCGTCTGTCATCGCACCTTCGGCGGTTTCCCAGATGATGTCGGGAATCCACGACGCCTCGTCGAAGATCACGAGGATGCGCCGACCCTTATTGTGCAAGCCCGCGAAGGACTCGGGCCGATTCTCATTCCACGGGATCGCGTCTGTGCGCCACGTCTTTGAGTGAGCGGGGTCCGTCGCGAACATAGAAGTTGCGGCGAAAGTAAACCAGTGTGAATTGATAGCGAGACGGTGCCACTTCGCCAGCTCGGGCCACGTCTTCGTCTGGAGCTGAGTTGCGGTGTTCGCAGTGACGACGACCTTCGCGTCTTCCATCGTGCTCATGCCCCAGATCGTGAGCCATGCGACGAGAGCAGACTTACCGATGCCGTGGCCTGACGCCACTGCTTCCTGAATCGCTTCCATCCGGTTCTGCTTACCATCGGCGATTCGATTCGCGATGTCGTCCATTACGTTCTGTTGCCATTCGCGAGGACCGGAAGAGTCAGCCAGCTCCCCGTCCTTATCTCCCCACGGGAACGCGAGGCGCACGAAGCCGGTGGGGTTGTCTTGAAACGCCATGACGTCCGAGACGAGTTGCGCTTCGGTTTTATCTTTCATCAATTCTCGCTATGGTCGATCCGGTTCGGGAATTTGTAGCCGTCCTTCTCCATACGCTTGCGCGTCTTCGCGAGGCGTTCCGCGAGGGAGTCATTCGTAACCTCGATCTTCTCGGTGTAGATACCGAGGTGTTTGCCGAGGAGTTCCAGAGCCTTCATCTTATCCGCGAGGCGCACGCGCCCGACGCCGTTCTTCTTGTCATACTCAAACGAAGAGATCGCACGACGCACGGTCTCGGGTATCTCGTGAATAGGACGGAGGGTGCCGTCAGGCTTGAACAGCTCACCTACATCTACCCGCGCAATCTTCATGAGTTCCTGAAGCACGGTGTCTGCGGTGATGCGCGTTCGTCTGGAACGGTCTTCGGTCTCCTGCTTGATCGCGAGGGAGACGAGCGGGTTCGCGAGGAGCTTCGGTCCCGTGCTCTTTGAATACCCTGCGCGGATAGCCGCCTCAGATGCGGAGAGGTCAATGAGGTACTCAACGACGAACAGCCGTTGCTTCTCTGTGAGCTTTTGATCTTTCATATGACGAATAGTCACATATCGAAAAACTTCCGTCAACTTCATTTTCGCTTGACATTTCTGCTCATTACTACTACTCTACGGTCACTACAGGAGGAAGCCGATGCTACACATTCGTGTCTGGAAGCCGGAGGAAGTCGCGAACTTCGTCCTTAACACATGGGCGATGAGAGCGCATGAGAAGAAACAGGAGGAGAAGGATGCCCGTCGAACGAAAAGAGACGAAGTACAGCCTGCACAACATAGAGCCTGAACTGCCTGCGTTCTACCCTTGGACGTCACTTCAGGATCACAACCGGCTCGTGAAGGCTGTCTACCAGTACAATTACCGGCACCGCACGACCCTGCGCGTGGAACGCGGCCATCGGGACGGAGCCGTGGGGACGTGGGTTCTCTGGTACGAGCACCCGAAGAAGCTCCAGCAGGAACTGGCCCAGCCGAAGCCCGGGGAGGTCAATGGGGTCATTCGTGATAAATTCGGCCTTGGCCTGATTCATTTTCACCGAAAGCATTTTGTCCCTATGAGGTACGAGCCAGACTCCGACGAAATGCGGGAAGCGGTTTCTAAGCTCAACTCAGCCGTCCACCGGTATGAGCAACGACACGGCATTCGGATTATCCTTACCCCCGGTATCCACGACGATCAGTTCGGGTACTGGGGCACGGTGGACAAAGACCCGGAGATGATATGATGGAAATATTCAAAGACGCTGACCTGACCAAGAAGATGCACGAGGACGGGCACAAGACAATCGAACTCGCCGCCAAGCATTTCGACCCCATCCTCGTCAAGCATGACGTCGAGTGGGCGGGCTCCACGCAACGGATGCTCGCCGCGTTCGCTCAAGCCGCACGCGCATTCGTAAAGGAGGAGAGTGATGGAAGTTAGAGAGAATTTCCACAGGATGTACCAGTTTATGCTTGAGGAAACACAGCTTCTCAGGAAACAGAGGGACGAGGCGAGGGATATCATTGCGGCTCGTCCTCGCATCATGCCGGAGGACGAGGCTATGCACTACTGCGGCGGTTGCGGCCAACCGTTGATCATCTGCGAGTGCGAGGCTGAGAACCCCGTGTGCGATATGTGCGGGAAGCGGTGGCCTTATGGAGAGGGGCATCTGTGCAAGCCCAAGCGCACGAGGCTGGAGGAGATCAGGGGATTTCACTGGACCACCGACACCGATGAGAACGACAACGAAATCGACGGCTGGCACTGTACCGACCTGAAGCGGGTGGACCTCGACCTTCTCCTCCGTTGCGCGGAGGCCGTGGTGAACGGGGAGAACCTGTCATACGAGGAGTTGGACGTTCTCAGGCGCGAGCTACAGGAGGTGGAAG